CTAACCTCAACAGGTAACAGCGCTGCGTCAACTCACGCAGTATCAGTCTTGACTGGTGACGCTATCGTTACAACTAACGTAATGGTTATCGGAACAAGAACATATACATTCGTGGCAGAACTAACAGGTGCAGCAGATGAAATCTTGGTTGGCACAACTCTCACAGCAACCTTGGTTAACGCAAAGAACGCTATCAACGCAACAGCAGGTGTAGGTATGTTGGGTGTGACGTATGGTTTTGGAACAGTAGTAAACACACAAGTACGAGCAGTAGCATCTGATGCAACTACTCTCACAGTAAGAGGAATAGTTCCTGGAACATCGCTAAACACAGTTGCGACTACAGGAACAGCACTACGGACAGTATGGGAGGATACAACACTTGGAGGAGGCACAGGAGCTTCTGATGCAGGTATAACTACAGGTGCAGCTACCGTAACTATTGGAACAACAGTCTACACTCAAGTAGATGCCTTGTCTGAGACTTATGGAGCACCAGCAGTAGCGTATCAAGTTCTAAGAGGAGCAAGTGAAGCAACATATTTGGCTAACTTAAAGAAAGCAGTAAACGCTACAGGTGTAGCAGGTACAGACTACTCAACGGGAACTGTTGCTCACCCAGATATTGTAGGCACGACACTTACTACAACAACTCTTATTGTCCGAACACGAACTATCGGAACAGCAGCACAAACAACTGCATTAAACGCTATTGCAACCACCGAGACCATGGCTAACACAGGCTGGACTGGTGCAACAATGTCAGGTGCGGTAACTACAGATGCGGCAACATTCACACTAGACACTACAACGTACACAGGAGTAATCGTACTTGCTGAAACTCTAGGACTAACAGCAGTACCTAATCAAATCCTTTGGGTAACATCGGAGGCAGTATTCTTGGATAACGTGAAATCAACCATTAACCTCTCAGGAGTGATGGGGACTACTTATGGAACAGGCACAACAGCACACCCAACAGTAGTAGCTACAACCAATACCGACACAACACAGGTATTCAACGCAAAGAATACAGGTACAGCAGGTAACTCTATCGCTACAACTGAAACTATGGCTAACTATGCTTTCACAGCACTTGTTATGGGTTCAGGAGCAGGAGCAACAGGAAGTGTCTTGATTGACACCATCACCTTTAGCGTAGTAGCAACCACAGGAGAACGATTCATAGACTTTGGAGGACTTGATGTAACCCGTGGAATCTATGTAACAGTAGGAGGTACAGCTAACGTTACTCTAGGATATGATACTTACTAATATATTTAATATGTTTAATATGGCAAAGAAAAAAATAATTGTAGAAGAAGTGGTAGAAGTGGTAGTAGAAAATAAAGTGTGCTCTAACTGTGAAGACAGTGGACGCTTCTGCAACGTGTGCAGTTCAAAAGAAGTAGTGTAGTTGCGTACAGCACAGAACGTTGATATAATTACAAGTAACAAGAAGCGCAACTTTGCAAAACAGCGCATTAACTAGATCATCACTATGATAAACGATGAAATTGAGAAGCAGGAAGACGACCTTGAAATAACGTCAGAAGAAGTCGAACAAGAACAAGAACAAGAGGAAGAACAAGGAGTTGAATATTGGAAAGCGGAAGCTTTAAAGAACAAAGCTATTCTCGAACGAAACAAGAACAAACTCCAAAAAGAACCAAAAAAATCAGACGACTTTGGACTAGACGTAAAGGGATACTTGAAAGCATCAGGTATCGCATCAACAGAATTTGACTTTGTAAAAGCCGAGATGAAAGCATCAGGTGAAACAGACATAGATTCCTTATTGGAAAATGACTATTTCAAAGCAAAGCTTGAGAAACACCGAGAAGCTACAAAAACTAAAGACGCTGTCCCAACAGGCAAACGTTCAGGTGGAGTAGCTACAGGAAGCGTAGACTACTGGTTAGCAAAACCCATAGAGGACGTACCAGCAAATATGCGCCGAGAAGTGGTGAACGCAAAGCTAAAGCAAGAAAATAGCCAAGGCAAATTCTACAACTCCTAGACCAAAGTTGTCTGATTAAATTATTAAAATTTAATCGGGCGGTAGAAGTTCTTCACAATTAATTTGAAGATATAATACTAGCCAACAACTTTATTGCAATCATACCCACAATAGAGTACGAGACTCAACTACAAGAACGACTAGACGCACCAATGGTGTGGAAAGAAATCCTTAATGTAAAGTACACAAACTCAGGTATCCTAAGAAACCCATACCTTACTGATTCAACAGTCGGTACAGGAACACGTGGAACAGGCTACACTTCAACAGCAGTAGCAACTACAGACGAAACAGTAACTATCTCAGATTACGTTTATTCTGCACAGCATATTGACGATGCAGACCTCGCACAAAAGACATTCTCCGACTTTATGGAGATTGCAGACAACATGGGTGTCATGCTTAACGAAAAGGTTGAGACTATGATGCTCCTAGAACACGCACAGTGGACAAACTTTGACAACGCTACAATCGGAGGCGGTGCTGGAAACATCACTGTTGCTATCTCTAACGTCAAGAACATCATCTCAGCAATGAAGCGAGAAATTCGAGAAGCTGGAGGTGCTGAGATGATGAACCGAAACGGTGCTTTCATCCAGTGGCGAGAAGCTGACTACGACCTCGTAGAACTCATGGCTTCAAGCGAAGGATTCAACACAGCAGATGACGTTCTCAAGAACGGTATCAAGCAAGGCTTCAAATACCTTGGTGTAGAACACTACTCAACTTCTAAGAACGTAGCAGGACACGTATTTGGAGGAGTAAAGAAGGCATTCCAAGTAGGAATCGTAAAGTCTACATACGGAAAGATGAAGACTATCATCAATCCAGTAGTATCCTCAGCTCAAATCTCAGGAGTAGGACTTGAATCACGCGTTGACCTTAAATTCAAGGCATGGAACAAAGTCACACCGATCCTCTTTGATTTTCTTGTAGCGTAACTTAATTAGAAGATACTTTATCAGCTAATTAATAACAAACATGGCTAACAATAACGGAACTATCCCAACACTCAACACTCCGTCACGAAGACCTATTATTACCCTAGACGCTGCTCGTACACTACGGGCAGACGAGTCAGGAGCAGTAGTTGTCTTTAACGCAGCAGCAGGATTTACCACAACACTTCCAGCAGCTTGTGATAACGGAACATTCTTTGAGTTTGTTATCGGAACTACAGTAACCTCAGTCGGGCTAAAAGTAATCACAGGAGCAGCAACAGAATTGATGGTAGGAAATATCATCAATACTGACACTGACTCTAGTGATGCTCTAGCATCGTGGAAGTCACTCGTAGCTACAAGCAATATTTCTTTCACTCTCAATGGGACTACATCAGGTGGTCTTATCGGAGACAGAATTGTTGTGACAAAGGTGACAAGCACAAAGTGGCAAGTAACAGGTACAACCCTAGCAACAGGAGTAGTAGTTACTCCGTTCGCAACCTCTTAACGGCTATCTCATTCCCTCATTCGTGGGGGAATGGATATAGCCATTAAAAAAAATATGAGCATATCATTTAGTGACACAGTAAACCTCACAGGAGGACTCCAACAAGTACGAAACATGTTGCGTGTAGATGCAACACAGTACCCTACTGTTCGTGTAGTCAATTCATACAACAACTGGCTTGATACTGTTACTGGTTACGCTATCGGAGCAGATAGACGCTTCCAATGGGATGATACAAACCACACGAAGCTTCCTATCGGCACAACTAACCTAGTAGCAAACCAATCAGACTACTCATTCCTTACAGATGAACAGGGTAATGCAATTCTTAACTTAACCCGCATAGATATTCTTGACTCGAATGGACTCTACCGAAAACTAGACGTACGAGACATGGCAGATAATGACCTCGCAGAAGATACGCTCCTTACTACAGCAGGACTACCAACCGAGTACGACAAGATAGCCGACAACATCATCAGACTGACCCCCAAGCCTGTTTCTAGCGTCACCGCAGGACTTAAGTTCTACTTCCAACGAACAGGCTCATACTTTACAGTAGCAGACACAACGAAATCCCCTGGTGTACCACCACTACTCCACAGAGGCTTCATCATCGCTTCTGTATATGATGCGCTTCTAGCAGGAATAGGCTCTGCCAACCTACAAGCTGTTTCAGTAGAAATGGAGAAAGAACGTATCAAAATGGAAACATACTTTAGAAACAGAAATACAGATGAAATCCCTGTACTTACTACCCCTGCAATAAACTCTATCTGATATGGCACTTACAAACGTATCAAAACCGACAACCACACTCACGAACACCACTAAGGTGTCTTTCGCTGAATTGTGGTCTACGATTGTAACTACATATGACTCAGAAACCCGCACATGGGACGCTACAGGCTCCCTGTTTATCAATCCAAGCAAACCAACAACAAGTATTACTAATAGCGCAAAACCTGTATGAGTACAATAACTACACTACTTGGTGCGGATACAATTACATCGTCTCGCACTGTCATAAATACTAACTTTAGTAATTTGAATACAGACAAGATTGAAACGTCTACTCTTGATACCGATACCGCTCTAGCAGCTAACAGTGACTTAAAGATTGCTTCACAGAAGGCAGTTAAGGCGTATGTAGACACAGGCGGTAACGTGAACGCCACAACAACCACAAGAGGTATTGTAGAGGTAGCAACTCAGGCAGAAGTAGACGCTGGAACAGCTACTGGAGCTACCGGAGCGTCTTTAGTGGTTACACCCGCTACTTTAATTGGTCTCTCAGCACCACAAGTAGTAACCTTTACAACATCAGGTACTTGGACAAAAGATGCTGGGCTTAAATATGTTGTAGTGGAAGTTCAAGCGGTAGGCGGTGCTGGTGCTGCGGGAGTAGACAACGGTGCTACAGGAACACCAGGCGGTGGAGGTGGTGCTGGTGGTTATACTAAAGAACTAATCTTGGCTTCTGCACTAGGAGCTACAGAAACAGTCACTATTGGCGTAGCAGCGTCATCATCTTTTGGTTCATTATGTTCTGCAACACATGGAGCCGATGCATCTAGTAATACTGGCGGAGCTGGCGGTGTTGGTTCAGGCGGTGATGTTAATGTTGGTGGTGGAGATGGAGGTAATGGACAAGAGGAATCAGCAACTCCTACCCTTGCCGGAATTGGAGGCAGTTCTTTCTTTGGGGCTGGCGGAAGGTCTGGGTCTGGGACAAACGTAAGTAAGCGTAATGGCGTAGCAGGTAAAAACTATGGCGGAGGCGGAGGCGGTGGAGGTGCAGAAGACAGTGGCACAATGGGCACAGGAGGCGCAGGAGGCGCTGGCATCGTAATCGTAACTGAATACTACTCATAACATGGCTAAACTAGTCGAAATCAAAATAAACAACTTCGCATCAGGTATTAGTGACTCCCCACGAGAAGACAACGCTAGTAAATACCAAATTACGAAGCATTTTGATACGTTTACCGACCCTGCTAGACTAATCCCATACAGAAGCCTAGAAGCTGATACTAATGATGGCTCTACCGCTACAGGTATGAAGCAATACTTTGTCCAAGACTACCTGTATCACTCAGCATCGGCAAAACTCTTTGGACTAGGGCAAACAGGGGCAGGATTAACTAAAATTGTACAAAAAGCCGATGCAACTACAGGCAACTGGTCACTCCCTGCAACATCAGAAGGCAACGGAGCAGTAAAGAACGGCTGTTTTCTAGAATACAAGGACATCTTGTGGGGCTTTCAGGGTACAAACCAAATATGGAAGTGGACAATAGCTACAAACACCATTGCAAACTCAGCAAGCACTACGGGAGCTACCATTACCTCAGTAGCAAACGGTCTTGTATTTAACGACTATTTATATCTTGCATACAACAACAGGATTTGGAGGGCAACAGACGCAACTACATTCTCCGATGGTTTTCTTGTCTTGCCAACCAACGTAAAAATCACCTCAATGACAGCGTGGGGGAAATATATAGCTATTGCTATTGCACCTATTTCAACATTTAACGGACAATCAAAGGTATTTCTATGGGACGGCACATCAACAGACGTACAGGAGAAGATTGACTGGGGAGAAGGGGAGCTGCGCATACTTGAAACGATTGAAGGATACTTGGTAGGGGTAACAGACCGCTACCTTAATAACGCTACAGGTGCAGGGCGTGGTTCAATGATTATACAAATGTATTCAGGTGGTACACCACAAGTAATCAAAGAGGTATTTACACAAGCTCTCACAAACAAGTCAATCCCACTTCAAAAAGCGGTAAAGAACAACCGTCTATTCTGGGCGGGCAAGATAATGACTAACACTGCGGGAACTACATACAACGAGGGTGTCTGGTCATTCGGGCGTAAAAACTCACTGTACCCATTTGCACTCACACTTGATGTCATTGATGAGAATATAAATACAAGTGGCATTCAAGCTATCGGCTCAGCCGCAAACTACTTTTTCATATCACATTCAGGTGACGGCTCTATTGATAAGACAAACGATGTAGCTGTCTACACATTTTCAAGTGTCTATGAGTCACAGGTATTTAACTTTGGTGACCAAGATGCTGACAAAACACTTCAATCACTCTGTGTGTATTTTAGAAAACTTGCATCGGGTGAAAGTCTCACCGCAAAATACCGAGTTGATGGGGCTACTGCATGGACTACTATCGGTACATTCACCACTACAGGCGAACTATCACGCACCTTCCTTAATATTGAGGCTACAGGGGACGCATTTGCGTCAGGTAAGGAGTATGAATTCCAACTCCTCAGCACTGGTGGTCTTGAAATTACTGGATTTAAAGCGAAGGCTCGTATAAATGACGTTCCATAATATGCCACAAGACATTCAAAAACAAATAGACCAACTACGCTCAGACATAGAGGCGTTGAATTCTGAGTATTACACCAACAACTTTACTGCGTCTCAAGACTTTAACAAGCACTCACGTTTTAACACAAGACTCCGAGTCCCTGTCTTTGCAACAGCACCAACTGTAGCTTCTATTGGGGATGTATATGCAAATGCAACCAACGGGAAACTGTACGTCTGTACATCTGCAAATAATTGGACATTGGTTGGTACCCAAACATAAAATAACTGATATAATTATTAAATAACATGGCGAAAATCTCATTAAGAAGTGGCGAAAATAAGAAAGTAACACAGGCGAAAAGTCTTAGTAATAACAACGCTAGGTATTCTACGACCAACCGAAAAGGAGTAACTACCTACTATCGTTCTGCAAAAGATGCCCCCGGTTACAATGATTCCTTTGAGGGGAAAGGCACTACTTCAAAAGGTGCGCCACTCTCACAAAGAGATGCAACAGGAAACATTATAACTTCGGATTCAATCAAGCCTGTTACTACTACACCTGTCCCTACAGAAAAGGTATCCCAAGTCCCTGATTTCGTTGCAAACAACATTGGTTTTACTGGAGGAGAATCGAGCCTCACACAATCAGGTGGAGTACTTGCACAAACACCAGCACCAGAACCCGAAAAGGAAACATTTAGTTCTGTATTAGCCGCTTTCAAGGAAAAGAATGATGAAATATATAACCTTGCCACACCATCGGGTGCTGATATACAGCGCAAATTAGAAAAAGAAACAGGCATAAAGAACTTACGTCAGCAGGAGAACAACTTTGCTTCGCAGATAAATACTATTCAAAATAATCGTGACGCATCACAACTCGCACTCGAAGGACAAGGTCGTGGTCAAACAACAGGATTTATTGGTGGTGAACAAGCACGCATCAATAGAGAGGCGGCTATTCAAGCGCTCCCTGTACAAGCACAACTCGCTCATGCTCAAGGTAACGTTGCTCTGGCAGAAGCCCACATAAACACATGGGGGTCTATCCTAATGAATGACGCTACAAACAAATACAACAGACAGAAAGACCTACTCACCAGCGTCAGAGACTTTGCTGTAGGGATTGAGTTCAAGAAAATTGACGAACTAAACGCAAAGAACGAACGAATCTACCAAGAAAAACAAGACTTCCTCAAAGTACAAGCAAGTGCTCTCTCTAACGCTCTCGGACAAGGAGCACCAGCTTCTATATACAACGCAATAAAGAGTGCCACAGATAAGAACGGAGTAATCCTCGCAGCAGGAGTATACAACGGGGATGTACTTGGACGACAGGTACAGCAAGCACAGTTAGCCGCAGCAAACAGAGCAAACCGCCCGTCAGCATCAAAACTTGATACCCAAGTTATTGAACAAGCAGATGGAAGTAAGGTGCTAGTCAACTCACAAACAGGAGAGGTAATTAAAACATTTGGAGCTGGTACTAGCGGAAAAATTGAAGTGGATAAAACAGTAAGACGACAGCTAGAAGACGCTGTAAGTTCACAAGATTCACTAATAAACCTTGCTAATGAGTATAGGGGTATTATTAAAACAAGTGGCTTCACTAATACTATTGGTGGTAGTCCTGAAAAACTAGGGAAGATAAGTTCTTTACGAGCTTTGATGACCGCAGAGTATAAAAAAGCCGCTACACTTGGCACACTTGATGTTGGGGTATTGACTTTAATGGAACAAATCTTAGGAGAAGAACCGACTAGTACTTTTAACCCACTCACAAACATCACAGGACGTAGAGCGAGCAAGTTAGTAACTCAATTAGACACCTTTATTACTCAGACAGAGAGTCAAAAGGCAGCTGCCGAGGCTAGGTTAGGTGTTGGTGCACAATCAAACGCAATTACATGGTCTGCGTTCGTGCCAGAGGACTTAGACGAAATAAATGGTATGGGTGTAGATATTGCTCTTCCAAACTCAGTACAAACAGCAACAGGCTCTCAATATATTACTAACTTGTATCAATAAATATGTTATCAGCAACAGAAAGGCAAATTGTAGAGTTTGGAAAGACTAATGGCAAAAATCCAAATGAAATAATGACGGCTCTATCAAGACATAGAGAGACACAGTCACAGCCTAATCAGGCATCTCAAGCAGAAGCTCCTAAAAAACCTCTTTCAAACAGAATTACTGACACTTTAGGTCTAGGGGGTGCTACAGATGTTTTTGGAAGTCTTCTTGCACGACAAGGTATTGGAACTGACACACCAAAAGAAGTTACACAAGAATTTATTGAAAAACCTACACGTGGTCAGGTTGCTGGAGCCGCCTTACAAACAGCAACTATCCCTGCTGGATTTGCATTAACTGGAGGTACGTCTGTACTCGGACAAGCGGCAGTTGGAGCTAGCATTGGCTATGCTTACGATGTTGGTCAAGACCTAGTTGATAAGAAGTCAGCAAAAGAAGTTGCAACTCCAGGATTAGGAACTTTAATTGGAGGTGTTGCACCAGTAGCAATCAGAGGGGCAGCGGCAGGGATTGGTGCGTTAAAGAACAAAGCTACACCAGTTGTCAGAGATGCTGGGCGAGCTATATCAAACGCAATACCGGATTCACAAACACTATCAGGTATAAAACAAACTGCATCCGATCTAGGCGACAGAGTGCCACGTTTCATTGGTAAAGTATCAGAAAAAGCAAAAGAAGCTGGAGTAAGAGCTGAACGTATTAAGACAGCACCACCAGTTGTACAACAAGCAATCAAGTCAGGTCTACCCGACCCGTTAATCGACCCTATAAGAAACGCTAATCCTGTAACCAAGCAAGCATTTAAAGAAGTGCTAGACATTGCCGACACACCTAAAACTACACTGGGACAAAAGACAAATCCAGCAGTTGTAGGTGGAAATCGTGCGTCTCAACAGTATGATGTTATCGAAGCACAAAGAAAAAGGATTGGTGAAGCTATGAATGTAGAAACAGCTAAACTCGGTAAGATAGAGAATATAAACATGACAGGAGCGTATTCTCAACTTGATAGTGTTTTGGAGGATATCGGCGTAGTCAAAGATATTACTGAAAAAGGTTTTAAATTAAATTTTAGTAAATCAAAACTTACACAAAAACAAAGAACAGTAGTGGTAGACCTATACGAAAAAGCAACAGAAGGAGGTAATGCTTTATCCCCACTACAAATCCGAGAGAAAGACCAGTTGTTTTCAGCTATACAGCGAGAGTCACGCTCTGACGCTGTTCAAGATGTAATCTTTACCACCGCCGATGGACAAACCACAGACCTGTTCAGGGCTTTCAGAGATGTTTACTCAAACGAGTTAGACGTACTATCACCAGAGATTAAGAAGCTGAACTCACAGTATCGAAACGTAGCAACACTTTTAGAAGATATCGAAAATAGTATTTTTAAAACACCAAACTTTGAGATAACTAAAAACACTGACCCGTCTGAGTTTGCAAAGGTAAACTTACGTCGCATCTTTGGTGAAGCTCAAAGCTCGCCAGTATACGAAGCGATTGCAGACGAAATGGACACCATCTCACGACAACTCGGCTACGAGGGCGCATCACCTAAAGAAGTAGCTGCATTTGCGGAGGAAATAAGAGCGTTATATCCTGAGAAGGTACCAAAGGCAGGGTTCCAAGGTGGTATACGAGCTGGATTGTCAGATATTGCAGGTGCAATAATGGAGGCTGGAAAGGCAGACACAACAGACCAACGTAAAGCACTAAGAGCTTTATTAGAGGCTATCGACTAGCACTAACGGCAAACAGTGCAATATACACAAGCCACAACCAAGGAAACAGTATAGCAAGCCATATTGCACAGATAAGGAAAATTATGTGTCCCATATACAACCGTTATACGCCTAAACCACCAAAAGTCAACCAATTTATCCACAATACGTTATAATTAAAATATGCTCAACGATAAGAACCAAAAACGCCTTGAAACACTCCTCTCTGCTTTTGACAGTGGTGCAGTACAGCCTAATGAGCTTATAGAGGCAATGGAAGCTGTGATGGTTATTATCAAGCACTCAGAGAAGCTTTTCCTAAGCCAAATCAAGGACACCAGTGAGACGAGCATGCGCTCTATTACATCTCTAAAGGCTGAAATTGCTCAAGCCCATAGAGACATTCAAAGTCTTATAAAGGACGCTAAAGAAAACTCAACTACTGAAACAGCTACCCTTCGAAGACTTGTAGCACAAGAGGTAAAACGTCTTGAGGAGTCAATGCCTATAATGCCAGACGAGTTTGACGCTACAGAGATACAGAAATCATTAGAAGAACATACCGAACTACTTGCTAAAATCTCTGAACTCATAAGTGGAGAGAATATCCGCAACGCACTAGAATCCCTCCCCGATGGAGAAAAACAGTCAATCGACTCCATTCAAGACCTCCGAGAAGAACTTGACAAACGACAAGCAGAAGAACGTGGACACACTACTGCTATCATCGCACGTAGGCTAGACCAAATTTTAGATGTGAGCATTGCGGGCGTAACAAACGGTCAAGTTCTTACATATAACAGCACTACAAAAACATGGGGAGCAGGTAGTGGCGGTGGGGGCTACACAAACCTCACTTCATTTGTAGACCAAACAGCACATCGTGTCTTCTACTCAAACGGCTCAGGTGACGTTACCGAGTTAGCACTAGGAGCTGATGGTACATTCTTGAAGTCTAACGGTGCTTCCTCTGCACCTTCATTCGCTACTCCCGCAGGAAGTGGATACGTTGCTAAAGTAGGCACACCAGTCAACAATCAGGTAGGTGTATGGACAGGCGATGGTACTCTTGAAGGCGATACAGCACTCACATTTGATACTACAACCGACACGCTCGCTACAACACTCATTACTGCAACCACCGTCACCGCAAACCTAGTAGGTAACGTCACAGGAACTGCATCAGGCAACCTTGTTTCAGGAGGTGCACTCGGTACTCCCTCATCGGGAACTGCTACAAACCTCACAGGTACTGCATCAGGTCTAACGGCAGGAAACGTAACAACCAACGCTAACCTAACAGGAGTAGTAACTTCCACTGGGAACGCTACAGCCATTGCTGATGCTGCGCTTTCTATCGCTAAGACAAGCGGGTTACAATCTGCACTCGACCTTAAAGCTCCACTTGCTTCGCCTACTTTCACTGGCACAGTAGTACTACCAAACTCACAAGCCCTTGTAACTCCAGTCTTAGGTACACCAACATCAGTAACTCTAACGAATGCCACTGGTCTACCAATATCAGGACTAGTGAACTCAACCTCAGCAGCCCTTGGTCTAGGAACAGTTGAACTCGGACACGCTACTGATACTACACTTTCAAGAAGTGCCGCTGGTGTCCTTGCTGTCGAAGGTGTGGCTGTCCCGACTATCTCAAGTACCAGCACGTTTACCAACAAGCGTAACCAACCCCGTGTCAGCTCTAGTGCGTCAGGAGACATCACTCCAACTAAAGTAGACTTTGATCGTTATATCCGCACCGCACAATCAGCCGCTATCACTATTAGCAACCCCACTATGGACATTGGGGAGGTGGTGGCGATACAATTAACGGACAACGCTACTGCCAGAGCGATTACGTTTGGCGCACACTACTTTGGTCTTAGTGGCTTAGCGTTACCAACTACCACCATTCTCTCAAAAACAATGACAATGGTGCTGGAGAAAGTAACTGCGACTAAGGTATTGGTCAGTTATGTCAATGAAGCTTAATAAAATAATATAAACAATATGCGTACACTAATCACAATCACACCAGAAGAAAAAGAAGACATGCTTATCCAAACTCTAAAAGGACAAGAGATGGACTTGTATATCCACAATCTAAACAAGGAGCGTTTCCAAGATATTGTTGATAGCCTACCAGCAGATAATGAGTTTAGGAAAAAACTAGAAAGTGAAATCTTGGTTATTGACTCACGACTAGTAGAAGTAACTTCAGTTATTACGGCTCTTGATAAACAACTACCAAAAGGGATTGACGTTCCTGTTGTGATGGCTAGACTAAAAGCTAAAGAAGAAGCGGTAACACCACGATAATATGAGTGATGTTGCTGTAGGACACGATTTATCTCCCTTTGTCACAGCTTATCCTTGGAGTAGTGGTTTTGGTACTAAATATACTAACCCAGGTACATTGCCTCCTAATAGCGGAAACAGTGTGTCCTTCTCTCCAAGTGGTAACGATATTGCTGTAGCGCACCCTACCTCTCCTTTCATTACAGCTTACCCTTGGTCTGCTGGTTTTGGTGCTAAATATACTGACCCAGGTACTCTACCTACAAGTACAGGTCGTGGCGTGTCCTTCTCTCCCAATGGTAACGATATTGCTGTAGCGCACTCTACCTCTCCTTGCATCACTGCTTACCCGTGGAGTAGTGGTTTTGGTGCAAAGTACACTAACCCAGGTACTCTACCTGCTAGTATTGGATATGATGTATCCTTCTCTCCAAGTGGTAACGATATTGCTGTAGCGCACTCTACCTCTCCTTTCATTACAGCTTACCCTTGGTCTGCTGGTTTTGGTACTAAATATACTAACCCAGGTACATTGCCTCCTAATAGCGGAAACAGTGTGTCCTTCTCTCCAAGTGGTAACGATATTGCTGTAGCGCACTCTACCTCTCCTTTCATTACAGCTTACCCTTGGTCTGCTGGTTTTGGTGCTAAATATACTGACCCAGGTACTCTACCTACAGGTACAGGTATTGGCGTGTCCTTCTCTCCAAGTGGTAACGATATTGGTGTAGCGCACTCTACCTCTCCTTTCATCACTGCTTACCCGTGGAGTAGTGGTTTTGGTGCAAAGTACACTAACCCAGGTACTCTACCTACAGGTATAGGTCGTGGCGTGTCCTTCTCTCCCAATGGTAACGATATTGCGGTAGCACACGATTCATCCCCCTTTGTCACAGCTTACCCTTGGTCTGCTGGTTTTGGTACTAAATATACTAACCCAGGTACTCTACCTACAAGTACAGGTCGTGGCGTGTCCTTCCGTCCCCTACACCCAGCCATCGCCCATCGTCGCTGTATGTTATATTAGTTAGATATGAATAAAAAAGATTTAAGAAAAAATTACCTACGACTTTGACTTCTTAGTGAAGCAAAAAGTAGCAGTTGAAACTGATCTAGCCAACTTAGTAGCAAGACACTCAAAGGAAATAGAAGTAGCCGAAGCTAATGTCGCAGAAGTGGTAAATCTGTTAGCTGAGTGTGCTAAACTTGGTATTGATGGAGTGAAGCCTGAACCTGAACCAACTCCTGAACCTGAAGTTAAACTTTAAATATATTTTATGGCGGAAACAAAAAAAGACCCATTAGAAGAAGCTCGAGCTTTACTTATAGCTGATGAACAGAAGGCACGCGAAGCTTTTTCTATTGAAATAAATGAAGTGTGCAAGAAGCATGGATTTAATCTGCAAGTTAAGGCGGATATTGTAGCGGTTAAGGTATAGAGGATATGGAAACCACCGCATTACTAGCCGCCCTAGCCATCGTATCAGCTTGTGTTGCCCTTCTAGGGTGGGTGATTAAGTTCCTCTTTACTAAAATACTGCCCGTCTTAGAAAATATAGTCGTGGTAACACAGCTTAATACCGAAGTCACTAAGTCATCTGACACTTACCTCAGAGAACGCAATGGGCGAGACATACATTTCCATGAGAACATTATGAAGTCGCTTTTGGTAATCCAAGAAGGTGCTAAGAATCAAACTGTAACTGAACAAACAGTGGAGCATCAGGTGGTAAATAATAAAGAATAATTATGAAAATACTCCTATATAGCAATCACAAGTGGACAGAGAAAAGCTTTCCTTTTATATTAAAACAGTTAAACCGTGCTAAAGGTTTTGACTTTGCTACTATTGATCGTGTCCCAGCCCCTAAAGTATTCGCTCCATTCGTACCGCAAACTAATGGCTTTAACTATCCTGACTGGAACTGGTTTTACGAAACATTATCTAAGCCTTTTGAAACAAAGTATGACTTGATCGTATGGCATGAAGAAAGAGCACTTGGCCACGATTTACAGAAAGGAGCTGAGAATGTATATAACGGTGTATACGATACTCAAACAAAAGACACTATTTTTAATTGTGTTGTCTTTGCTGGTAACAAAGCGACAGACCAAAGGACAATAGCACACCACGCTCTCTATCCAGGGATGACAGACTTTGAGCGCATCTTTATCCATGAAGTATCACACGGAGCTTCTCGTTTTAAAGGTGTAGACCTAACTCACGATTGGGACTTTATTAAACATAACATTCCAGGAGCGTTTGATACCTACGACTTATCATTGTACAAACCACAGCGAACAGTTATTGGTTTGCTCAAGCAAATGCGGGAACGTCTTACAAAAAAAAAGATAACTAAACTGACTCACCCCGTAGAGATGTACAAGGACATGATTTCTCAAGCCTACGGTGTACCTAATGCTAAGTGGTATCCAGCTAGTAAACATCACATCGGTAACGACTACGCTTGTCCAGCAAACACGAAAGTAAAAGCTCCTTTTAATGGTAAAATTACTACAGCCGGTACATCTAAAGCACTTGGCAACTATTGTCATTACCAATATGTATACAACGGCAATAAATACACAGAACGCTATCTACACCTTAGTTTAGTGCCAGAGCTAGGAAGTTACACACAAGGCTCTACAATCGCCTCTACGGGCAACACAGGGCTTTCTACAGGGCATCATTTACACCAAGACATTTGGTTAGATGAGGTAAGACTAGACGTTATCAACGAGAAGAACTGGAGGTTATTAACAGTAGACCCGCAGGAGCATTACAAAACTAATTAAATAAATAATATGCCATTTTCATTAACATACGTTGGAGTCGCAGTCCTAACATACTTAGGAGTAGATAACGCAGAAACAGTAGTGAACGCTATCTTAGTTGTAGCTGTAGCTGTAGTGACGTTGTATGGACGTTACCGAGCTGGGGGTATCTCACCGTCTGGATTCCGTAAGTAGTGTATACTATATAAGTTCTAAAAAGGTACTTAACCATAAAGAGCCACACTTGGAGAGGTGTGGTTTTTTAGTGTATAATATATACATAAGCCATCCACTTATTGTAGTAAGTTTTGCGATGGCTCAGCAAGGAAGGAGTCTGACCTCATAGAACTTGCTTAAAGGAGTTTCGTCTCCATTCGTCAGTGCGCTAGTATCACATCTACAAATGACTAGCGTATACTATAAAATACCAACGCCGACCCATCGCACTTGTGCATGGGTCGGCTTTCTGTTATACTATAAAACTATATGGTCTCACCCTCTGCTATGGCATGGTGGGGCTTTCTGTTATAATGTAGACATCAACACCACCCACGCCTCTTAACAATGCGAACCTGGGTGGTTTCTTGTTGTCTCTATATATTACCGGGAAGTACTCCCTTGCCCATTTCCCGGTAGACTAACGCTTTCGTTGTCCCCAGTCCTTGCTATTTTTCTATTCTGTCATGTTATACTTATAGTACAAATGAAAAACGGTTTACCTTTTCAGGCAAGCGGAAATACAAATCCTTTTGATGATATGTTTAGTGACACTCATGGCGGAACAATGAAAGAAGACGAGGAGGGTGAAGAAATCTGGGAAGAAGAAAACGCTGATGATTATGTCGAAGATGAATATAACAGTAAGGAGCAGGATTAAAAAAAGCCACCAATTGGTGGCTTTTTCTTTAGGGCGCTAGTCTTTAAACCTTGCTAAACTTGCTCTTAATCCCCTTTGCTTCTTTAATGGCTGCGGTTTTTCGCCCTCGTTCTGGGTGTGCCTTGTGATACTTCTCACGCTTTGCCCTTCGTGCCAGCTTTCTCATATTGTTTATCTTATTCTATTAAGGACGCCCTTTGTATATACACAATACCAAAAAACCACCCCTTGTATAGAGGTGGTCTGTGGATAATTAACGGTGTAACATCGCAAGATACGTCTTCTTTGTATACACGGTCCAAGGCGTAAAACTTTTACCCGCTTGATCGTATATTACTCTTGCCATTTTTACACAATCTTCAGTGTCGGTTTTATAGTTTTCAAGTCCTAATCGTGTCGCTGTAGCAGAGTGTGCTGGTTCGTGAATTTGGTAGATACAAAAGCTTCTTTCCCTGCTACCCGACTTCTGTCCTTCCATGTCTTTAGGGTAGTTGTGATTGCTTTGTACCATCCTCATTCCCGACTCAGCCATAGCCACAGCGATAGCAGTCTCAGGGTCTTCTGGGAATGTTTCCCTAATCAGCCGCTTTACATTCCCTTCGTCACTTCAATAAGTGCCTAATTCCTTTTCGAGTTCAATCTTTTTAGCTTTGTAGTTTTTTACATCTTCCTCATACTTTGCTGTCAATGAATCAAAAGTTGTATCTAAGATGGTCAACTCCGTTTTTAACTGCTTTCTCTTAATCACATCTTGTGCGGCCTTCACAGCTTCCTCGTCTGTCATCCATGCTTCTTTAGGTTCCTCTACTACCTCCATAGTATTCTCTCTAACGTATTCGTTTGGAGTACCATCTATTAAGTGGATGGCTCCGAACATAACTCCCACCAGAACTAATGCTCCGATGATTGTTTTCATATACTTTAAAATAAGCCTTTGGTTTTAGTTGCTAAATTCTAGCCGAAGCCAGAGTGTTAAAAAGAGGTTAATAGAATGGAGGGTATCACTTCGAGGGAATCAAACCCCACATTGGCAGACTGTATACATCTGTGTGACTTACCCTTAGGTCGTAACCCACCCTCCTTTCTATCAACCTCTTACCTATAATTATACCAATTATTTTATTTGTTTTATGACTTATACACAGTTTTGTGCCTTATGTCAAAAGGTCAGTTCCTAAGTTCAAGAAATAATCGCAACACTTGGCGCCCTGATGTGGTGTCAGCACCGGAATGGTAGTTGGATTGCTTTTGCAATTTCTACTGTTAAGAAGTCAGCACCAAAACAGAAAACCCCATCCAAGGATGAGGTTTCTGAATAAATAAATTCCACAAGAATTTAACCCATATCTTTTTGAGACGTGGGTAGAGGAAGTAAATGGGGCCTGTAGTGTAACGGTAGCACACCGTCCTTTTAAGCCGGGTGAGCCAGGTCAGCACTGGTCAGGTCCACCTTAATTACTTTCTCTACTTACGTCTCAAATAATTACCACTTTATTATAACTCACATTTGTGCCTTATGTCAAAAGGTCAGTTCTTCATCGGGAATATCACTTAATAAAGTCCCGCTATACCGTCTACCGTCTATATATCCTTGTCGGTAAGCACTTTTTAATTGTTCATTTAGTCGGGGGACGATATCTTTATAAGCATTTAATAGGTTTTTCATTTCTGTAATAGAGAGGTTATTTCCGTAGATAGTCATACAATTATGATAGCACAAGTTCAAAAAAAAATAGCCTGTTTATCCACAAAGGGGAGTACATAACAGGTGGTATAATATAAATCAGGTTAGTACAAAGAGGAGAAGTGCTATGAGAACCCGCGAGCCAGTTGTGTACGACACGCATCACCGGAAAGCTAGAAGTCGCGGTGGAAATTCAAAGACACGGAACTTGTCACGGGTGCCAAAGAATCTACATGTAGCCTATCACCAATTATTCAGTAATATGCAGCCTGACGAAATTGCTGCATTGCTAACTCGAATATGGATTGACCCGGACTTCATCCTAGTTGCCGTTCGGAGGGAACAATGATTCGCATATGCCCTGTAGTGAGCTGCATGATTTGTGCTAAGGCAATATTCACTTACTACGGATTATGGGGTACAGATGGCACCTGTAGTGTAAGTTGCGAAGAAAAAGCCGAGGACGCTGCTATAGCAAGACTCTTAGCAGGACACAACAACCAAGACGAGGAGCAGCAAAATGAATATCTACCGTTGCCCGAAGTGTGGACACCCGATGAGTGAGAAGGCTGACCAGCACCTCATTTGTCCGAAGTGCGGTCACTACTCCAACAAAATATTCGTCACGTTCTTTCACCAGCGCAAGCCTCTCGATGAGGCATACCGCTTGGCGGAAGGGCTACAGCAGGAACTAACCCCGCTTAACCCCTACGAGCAAAAACCAGTTTACTGCCCATGCAACAACCCGAACTGCCCGCACTGTAACGGCAACTAAACAAAAAACCCCTACTGTAATAGTGGGGGT